AGGTAAACTTAAAAAAGAGTTGCTTGAGATGACAGATATAACTGAAGATGACTTCAAAAAATATCTTGACCCTACTGCACAAACGCAGTACACAAGACCTTACAATGACGGAGATAATTAATGGAACGTAAGGGTTTTATAGGCGGTTCTGACTGTGTAAAAATTATGCAGGGTAACTGGCTAGAACTATGGCAAGTAAAGACTGGTCGTGTTGAGCCAGAGGATCTGTCTGATAATATTGCTGTTCAACTTGGCATACATACTGAGCAGTTCAACTTGGATTGGTTTGCTAATCAGCATGGGTGTGTGCTTGGTGGCTTTCAATCTGCTTATGAACAAGAGATTGGTAAAGTTAAAGTCAAGGGTACTGTTGATGCAATGAATGGGCACAATCCAGTAGAGGCAAAGCATACCAATGCCTACAACAACATGGATGATGTAATCAAATATTACATGCCGCAACTACAGCTATACTGCTATCTATCTAACTCTGAGGGTATATGGATGTCGGTAATTTTTGGGAACAATAAATGGGAGTCAGCCTTTGTCTCATACGAAGATGAGTATTTCAATTCAATGTGGACAGTGGTGTCGGACTTCTGGGGTTACGTGCTACGCGATGAAGAGCCGATTGGTATTGACACACCGACACTCAGCACAAACCACATCCCGATTGACAACATGGTTGTGCGAGACGCAAGCAGAGACAACCAGTTCTGCTATGCCGCAATCACATATGTCAACTACTACGAAAAGAATAGGGTCTTTGAGAACGCAAAGAAAGACCTTAAACAAATGGTCGGTGATAACGAACGAGAAGTATACAACGACCAGATCTCGGTCAAACGAGACAAACGTGGATCACTTAGAATAACAAGGAGAAATCAATGAAAGATCACGTCAAGTTACTAATCAAAGTACGCAATGAAATACAGCCTATCAAAAAGAAAGGCAGCAATCCTCACTTCAAAAGTCACTACGCTACGCTTGAGGATGTTATCGAAGCAGTAACAGAACCATTGCAAAACAATGGGTTCTTCCTGAGTCACATCTGCGGCAAGGATGAGTTCGGTGCGTATGTATCTACTGAACTATTCCATGAGAGTGGGTTTACTTTGCAGACTAAAGTTCCTGTTGTCTTGAGCAAGCAGGATATGCAGGGTTTGGGCAGTGCCATTACATACGCTAGACGTTATGGTATTCTATCTATTCTCAACCTTCCTACTGAAGATGATGATGGTAACGATGCTTCCCGAAAGGTGAGCGGCTCCCCAAGTAAGCCGCGAACAGGAGGGAATGTTCAAGAGATTAATTTCTAATTCTTGGGGACACATCCTTAACGACAATTTGGCCTGATGGGTGGCAGGTTTCCCCAAGAACCACCCACTTAACTTTGAGAAAGGAGCCAGAAGCATGGCAGATTACGACAACACAAATACAGGCGCAGCCTTCACACCATTCCCAACACAGAGACTTATCTTGCAGGGTAAGATCAACAGTGATGGTACTGACATGAAGGTTACTTGTGTTATGGATGAAACAAAAGATGGTAAACAAGTGGTTGAAATATATCAGAAAGTTGGCGTCTTGTTTCAGAATGAAGGTATGAAAGAGGGTTCACCAGATTACACTGGGCCACTTTTTGACAACAAAAGACTTGCAGCTTGGAAGAAAATGAAGGACGATAAACCGTATATGTCTTTCTCTGTGTCCGACAAGTTGGATAAGGGTCAATACTCAGAGGGTAAATCATCAGTAGGACATGATGAGATCCCATTCTAATAGCGGTCACGCTTAGTAGGTTTTCTTCTCCGTTCCCTACTAGTTGACACAACTGGCCTCCCTTCGGGGAGGTCTTTTTATCAGGAGGTATTATGAGATTATACACAAATAACAAAGGCTCTTGGGTTGGAACTCAAGCTGATGCACGAAAAGAGTTTAATAAAAATTGGAATGAAGTTGATGTACCAACAGACAAACCCAACCTATTAAAATTTCTAAATGATGAAAGCGTTGGTGGTAGACCTGCAAACATTCCAGAATTAATAGAAAAAAATAATTTGGATGAACGGATAAAAGAGATAGCCTCTGCTCATCCACAAAGCTGTTCGGGAAATACAGAAGTTCGTGAGGCCGCAGTACTCAATCAATATGATGTAAAAGATGTAGTGCTAAACTGCCCGAAAGAACATTTGGGACAAGCTCTTGCTGCAATAATTACACGTCTACACGATATGCAAGGAGAAATGTAAATGGAAACATATGCACAAATGAAAGTACGCCATGAGCGTGAAGTAAAAGAACTAATACTAAAGTTCAGCAGCAAGCACACTGTTGCAGAGACAGCAAGAAAGATTGGTATGGACAAGGATAAGCTAAGACGCTTTGCACACTATCACGGAATATCGTTCAAGAAAAAGTATGGAGAAGAAATGACAAAGTGTGATACAGTGTACAGAAAGAAAACAGTTACACTATCAACAGCACCTTGGGAAATGCAATGATAAATTTATTCTGGACCTTTCTTGTTATTAGTTATTGGGTTGAGGGAGAGAGGATGTCAACAAGCGTCCTCTTCCCAAGCGAACAACATTGTTATGCAGCAATGAACAAGGGAGTCCTTGATGATTTATACTTTGAATTGATTGACACTTACGGCAAAAAAATAATGATGACTTGTCAACGCACACCACTTATGTCAAAACAGTTGGTCAAACCAATGCGTAGACCAACGGATGCCGATTAAAGATTTAGAAAAAAGAAAAGAATACCAACGTGAATACGGACGTAAATGGTATCGACGCAATAGAGAAAAAGTTATTGCGGCAAATAAAAAAAATAAAAGAAAAAGACATAATGCTTGGCTAGCATTTAAAGCTTCACTTAGCTGTCAGCATTGTGGTATACAGCATCCTGCTTTGATTGACTTCCACCATAGAGGTGACTCAAAAAAAGAAGCTGAAGTAAGCACGTTTGTAAATCAGGGACAGTACTCTCGAGCTTACAAAGAAGCAGCAAAGTGTATACCACTCTGTCCCAATTGTCATAGAATATTACATTGGAATGAGAGACATGGAACTACCTGAGTACTTCAAGACTGCAAATAAAATTATTGAAAGAGCACACAGAGGTTTGCCACATGATCGATGGATGATTGGCAACAAAGAGATGGAGCACTTTCTCAAAGCTTACATGCAACTATTAGATGTATGCCACGCCATGAACAAAGACATGATACAACGTGGCATAGACTCAATGAGTACAGATCCAGATAATACTTAGATTATTAATTCGAAATGTGGCCCATCAATAAATGGTCTGCGTCCTTGCGATCTTCTCAAATCAACGTATGCGTTCATTGCATCTTCCATTGATCCATCCCATTTGGATATATCCATTGGGTATGGATCAGATGGTGTTGCCCATGCAGCGCCCCAACATACACCGATGTCAAACTTACGTGCAGCTTCAGCCATTGCGTCAGCAATATCATCATATAGATTGAGTTCCCAACTGGCTCTTGATCCTACATAAGCCATAAGATCAACCGCTATTCCGTCAAGGTGTTTGCTTTTCATTGTTTGACTTGCACCAGACTCAACTAGTTTGCGTTGCTCTGCTTCGGTTCGCTTGCCGCATATCACTCCGAAGTCAACCTTAGTTAGCTTGATTGCTTCTCGAACAACATACTGCATACGAGGATCAACAGTGTTTAATCTGTTGTTACTTCTTTTTGATAATTCAAATCCCATTTTACTTCCTTTTAAAAAACTTGGTAGCAGAGCGCACTGCAAAGCTACTGGCTACAATAACACCTAATGTATACTGATACCACTCTGGCATCTGTTCCAACGCTGTGAAGCCCTCTGCAACGACTGTACGCCCCCATTCACCAGTGAACACTAGAATCAATGGTATGCTAAAGAGGATTACTAGGTACTCATCCTTCCATGAGTTCATAGTTCCTTGCGCCATGAGCTTCTCCCACTCAGCCTCACTCGTAGCAGCAGACTTCATGATGGTTGCTTTGGCCTCGGCCTCTACTAACTTTAGATTAGCAGCAGCCGCCTGTGCATCTGCTTTACCTTTGAGCCAACCACCTGCTAGCTCAGTGATTGGACCTATCAGTGCTTGTAACATTGTTACCTCCCTTTGTTGTTGCAGATTCTTTTGACATCCAAATTCCAAAGCATCCTGTTAATGCACCCATGCAAACCGACACTAATCCAGATTGCTCTAAGCTTGGGGAAGGCAATGCCATATACCAATGGACAGCTTGATATGTAAGAACTGTTACAGCCAACATCATCAGCCTCGGTATTATTTTCCAATCATCTACTACAGTATGCGCCATGTAAAACCTCACTTGTTAGTATATAAACAATGAACAGCAGAATTATTATTGGTAACTATAACGGAAGCTTTTGCTTTTTCTAGCTCACATATTTCTTCCGAACCATAAGTTCCAATCTGATAGTAAGTGAAAGTTCCATTCAGGAATTGCATCCAAACTAAAAACCACATCACCATCTACCCTGATATTTTCCAAGAAAATAAAATAAACAAAACAAAATGCCGCCACTAATAGCAAAGAGAAAAGAACCAATAGCAAAGTTAATAGCCGCATCTATTCGCTCCTGTTTTTTATACAGTTCTTCTTTACGCCTTCTACGCATACTAGCCTCAATAGATAGAACCTCATCCCAAGCAGACTTACCATAGTGCCAAGTAATATGTTCTTTTATTTCCCTCCGCATTTCTTCCATCTTTTTTTTATGAGCAAAGATTTCAATTGCAGTCTCTTCATCAGAACCCTTAAATGTCTTCTTCCAAAACGGAGGATTCTTCTCTCTTTCTTCAAGGTTAGTAAAATCAGAGAAAGCTTTACCCCAAGTAGAAAGCTGAGTTGTCATATCTTGGAGATCTTTACCTGCGCCAATAGCACCCTTCAATGCTTTGAAAGCCCCAGTTGCCATCATTACGCAAGAAACTGGGTCCATTTGCCTAGCCCAGAAATGTCATTCGTAATAGCAACAGTAAACTCGCGCCACTTATACCAATCATAATTGCTTCTAATCTTTTGATACGATTGTATAAATCTTTAAACTGAATTTTCATTTCAGTTTTAATCTCTGCAACTTGTATTTGCAGTTCGTCTATACGCTCATGCGCTGATGTTACTGTACGTTTTTGCATTTATATTACTCTGCTATCGCTTAAATTAAGCATGTTTGCATGAAGTAAACTACGAGTTCTACTCTTGCGAATACCTCTTTGATCTTTTGTTGTTTTTTGAATACCTGCAGGATTTGTTTTAATTTCGTTATATTCTTCTGAAGGAGTTATCATACCACCAGTTTCAAGAACATCTCTTACAAAAGATCTTGGTTTTAATTCAGCTCTAGTAGTACCATAGTTCTGCCTAACAGTTATTGGTTCATCCCTTATAGTAGCTCTAATTTCTCCTTGCGCTCTAGCAATTTCATCTCTAGCTTTTTGCCTACTATTGTGAAAAGAAGTTCTATAAGTAACATCTTTCCCATCAACATTACGCATCATTAGAGTTTGGTATTCCTTTTGTTTAGTAAAAGGATTTATTCTAGTATAGTATTTAAGCTTAAGAGACATGAATTTACTCGCATGAATAAGTTGTATCAGTCACGCAAACAACATTATTTGTTGTGCTTGTGTTTGTAACAATCGTGGCTTCAGCTATAGAAGCCATAGTACTGTTCGTATCAATTGCAACGTCTTTGTTATTATTGCTGTTTGTTGTAGCTATCGTAGTATTATTGTTTGACTGAGTACGAGCTACATCTGCATTGACTGCAATACCAGTTGCTTGCACAATAGATGGAACAAGTATGTTAGCCCAAGCCAGTGCGCTGTCTTTGCCTGAGTTCGGTGCAGCATGGTTTGTGTTTGTGTTCTGCATCATCATAGCAGCAGCTACCGCACCTGCTTCCCCCTGCGCTGCAATCTCTTTAATGGCATCCATCCTTGCTTCTTCTTTAGCAATGATAGCAGCCTGATAATGTTCATTCATAGCTACGTCATTCTTTGACGAGCAAGCTAGTGGTAAAGATAATACTGTAAATAAAAGTATAGATTTCATTTTAAACCTCTGGTTTTGTAGGCCAATCATCATCGGCTAATCTAGGCCAATTTTCGTGATCGGGTAAATTGCGTAATGCAGTTCTATATGTTCTCCATGCGGTTTGCGCTTCTGAAGATAAGGCTGAGTCAGAAACTTGTGTCCAATCTGATTCTAATAATTTAGCATTTCTGAAATGACGCATTTGCTCATTTAAAGTTTCAGTTTCCATGTCTATTGCTTCTTGAGTAACTTCAAATGTTTCCCAACCTAACGTCCAGACACCATCAATAAGTTCTGGCTCTTCTTTAGACTGTGCGCTAAGATAAAGATTTTCTACGTTAGGTGGAGGAGGAACAACAACTCTGTAAACACCAAACTGTTCTAAAAATTCATCATCCATATCGTATGGAAAACTTGTATTAGGATTCTCAGTTCGTAACATTCCTACTGAATAAGGAAAAGTATCTACTGCACCATCAACTATTTTTACATACATCTTATTTACCTTTACATATTAAAACTATTACTTGTGTCAGATCTATCATTTACAGTACCTGCATTTTGAAACGTTACAGCAGAATTATATCTTTTATCTCTATAAAAATTACCGCTTGATGGAGTACCGTAATTCATACTAATATTACCATCCGCATCAACATTAGATGTCTGATCTAAAATTGTTGGTATTGTTAAATCACTAATTGTTATTTGATGAATACTACTACCATCAGTTAATGTAATTGGCGTAGAAAAATCGTGATAGTTTGGGTCTGGTATTTTAACATGTTTCATGTGGTAAGAACCAAGATCATCTTGCCTAAAAGAAACAATAACATTGCCATACATATCTTCACGACATGATAATGATTGAATGTCACCATAATTTGTTGGTACTTCAATTTTAATTGCTTTTTCTACATCACCACTATTATTAAAAAGTAACAAACCAACAGTAGTTAAATCAATAACATAAGGACAAACAATTCCAAACATGTCTTGTCGTGGATATGTATAGTATAGAGATTGATTTCCACCAGTAAAAGCTATTGATCTAGTTGCACTTGCATAATCGGGAAAAGCAGTATCACTGTCATTTCTTAAACTAGATATACTGTTACGACATGCCCAAGACTTTGCCCATAATACTCCACTAGTTGTAACTTTTAATAAAACACAAGTATCATATTTTGACAAACCGCTACTTGTTCTAGTTTGCAAACCAAGATATACATAACCTCTTTCATACGTTATACTATTAATAATTTCAGCGCCTATTCTAAAAGAATTTATAAACATAGTGCCATTGGTGTTTCCATTTCTTAATTTATAACTAGAAGAAGTAGCAGATTGCAAATTTCGCAAATCAAATAATTCATTAACCGAAGTCCTGCCATATGAATAATGTTTAGTAAATAATAATTGATGAAGATAAGAAGGTGAATTACCATATTGCGAAATGGTGTGAAAAAAACCATTAGAATCAGAAGCTTGATAGTTTAATTTTCTTGGTTCAGCTCCTAAAGTGTCACATACAAAAGCAGTATTAGTTTGATTATTTCCAAACCCATAAACATCGCTTGTACCAGCCATTGTACCATTATGATTATCTAAATAATTATCAGAAGCACCAACTCCATATCTTATTACTATTCCATTTTTCCAAGGACTCCCACCCCACCCCCACCAAGATTGAGTTCCCACAACAAATAATGCTAAATTATCTACATTACCTTCCGCAGTATCTTTGCTATCAAACCAAAAACAACTAGTACCAGCTATTCCATAAGAACTACTACTTGTTCTCCAAATATCAAATATCTCAATATTACCGTTAGTATCTAATACGCAAATAAACATATCCTTGAGATTTGTTTCTTCGCCAACAATAGCAATTTTACCATCATCACTTATTGCTACATCTTTAACAGCATACTTCCAAGTACTATTTGTTGCACCATAATAATATGCTTTAGACCAAGCTCGATTTGCTAAATTACCATTTGTAAATTTTTCAACAACAAAACCAAAAGTATTATTCCCCACTCTTGCAGGGTTTACAGAATAATAATTGTTATTTCTATCATGTCTTATGCCAACAAAATCATAACTAAATGTACTAAAAGTGCTAGCCGTACTTATGTAATTACCAAATCTTCTATACCTATACCCAGTAAAAGCACTGTCATGATATTCACTACCTGATGATTGAATACTTTTTGCTAATTGAAACATTAAGCAGCCCCCACTACTGCACCATAATACGAACTACCTACTCGCCATATTGTTACTACTGTATAACCAATGGTTTTTAATGTTGGCGCACTACCGCCATTATTTACCCAAGTCATTGAAGGCCAACTTACCGTATAACTAGAACCATCATCTATCATTACTGTTACCGAATTGCCTTCATTAAAACTGCTAACAGTAAAAGTTGTATTTGCTGTAAGCGTTTTATATTGTATGCCTCCATTTGAAGGGTCAATAGCTGTGCCAGTTAAGTTGTAAACAGTTTCAGTAACTTCATTTGCAGCAAGGTTATCAGCATAAATATTTCTCCATCTCAGAGAGGTGCTGCCCATGTCGTGAGTGCTATCAGCAGCAGGGTCTAAATCTTTTGCTGTTGTTGTTGTCCCAACTAAATTGCCAGTAAGATCACCAGTTACACCCCCAGTAACATTCCCAGTAACATTCCCAGTAACATTGCCTGTCAAAGCACCAGTGACATCACCAGTTACATTACCTGTTAAGTTACCAGTTACATTCCCAGTTACATTCCCAGTAAGGTTACCAGTTACATTACCCTCAACATTTGCAGCAAGCGTTCCTGTTGTTATTGTAAGATCGCCAGTTGAAGCACCAGTAAATGAACCTGTGCCTAATGTAAATTTATCAGCACTTTCATCCCAACCAATAAAAGCATTGTCACTGCTACCTCGTTCTATAACAATTCCTGCATCATTTGCAGGTGTGCCAGATGTGCCATTGCCAAGCTCTATAAGAGCATCACTGACAACAGTGTTTGTTGTAGAAACTGTGGTAGTCGTGCCATTTACAGTTAAGTTACCTGTTATTGTAGCGTTACCTGATACACTGAGATTACCACCAGTATTTACATTTTCCGCAATACCAACACCACCATCAATAATAACTGCACCAGTTGTTGTGCTTGTTGATGTAGTTGTGTCGTTAAAATTAGTTGCACCAGTTACATCTAATGTACCTGCTAATGTTGCGTTTGCTCCAGAAAAAGTAACGGCTGTTGTAGTGCCACTATCTAAACGTAAATCACCAGATGTATTAACAAGTCTGCCATACGTTGTGGCCTCATCTTTAATTAAAACTGTACCGCTTGCAGTATTTAATTCAATGCCGCCATTTCCTGCATCTAAAATTATTCCACCACCAGAACTTGTTTCTATAGTAGTGTTACCAACAGGGTTACCTAATGTTGCAGATGTAACTCTTACTGCTTTAACATCAGCCCATTTATAAGTACCACCTAAATCATATGTATTATCAGCTGAAGGAAGAATATCAGAATCAACAACACCTAATACGCTTACAGTATCTAAACCGTTACTTCCTAAATCAACATTACCTTTAACGTTTATTGAGCCTTCAAATACGCTCGTCATAGAACTATCTAATGCTTCAACGCGATTAAGGTAAGCCGCTCCCCATCTAAGTGATGTACTGCCTAAAAAATAATTACCTGATGAAGAAGGTACTAAACTACTATCAAACCTACCTGTTGCAGTAATAGTATCGCTAGTTGCATTTCCTAAATCAGTATTGCCATTTATAGTAAAATTACCTGTGGCTGTAACACTACCTGCAATCATATCATCAACGTTAAAGATAACATCATACTTTGCAGAATTAAGGTTAGTGTCTAAAGGTGTTGAGCCAGTAGAGGTGTGTGCAGAATTAACAATATAAATAGAACCATCACTGCTGTCTCTAACAATGTCTCTTTCTTGATATGCAGTAGATGTAGCCCAGTTGCCTTTATTTGTGCCAAGCTCTTGAGAGATAAGAGTATCTCCTGCGGAGTTAAAAGCTAAAACTTTATTAACCCTGTCGGCTGCAAGAGGTAATGTAAGTGATGCACCAGTATCAAAGTCAGAAAGCTTAAGACCCCTACCTGCTAAATCATCCAGATCCGCAGCAACAGCAACAAGTCGATCAAGCTCTGTATTCAAAGCAACAATATTAAATGCACCAGAAACAGGAAAATCAGTTGTTCTTTCTAAGGCAATATCACGGGTAATAACAACAGTAGACCCACCAGTGCCACCTGTGACAGACATAGAAACAGTACCAGTAGAACCATCGCCACCTGTAACAGTGTAGTGTGTCGTGATTGTCTTAAGCGTTCCGTCAACGTAGACATTCAAATCTCCATTATCAAAGAACTCGAATGGTACTGCAAAACTTGTTTGTGTTACGCCTTGCCCTACTGTGTAAGAAATACGTGGTGAATTGTCTGCTAAGTTAATTGTCATAATAGAACCTCATTTGAGTGCAGAATATAAATCAATTAAGAAAGCTGCAACGCACAAAAAACGATTCTATCCGCACAATTAGAATCGACCTATTCCTATAGATCCCACGTTATCATCAACCGCTCTAGTTAAATTGTTAGTAAAACCCTTTAACCAAAATAGTTGAGCAAAAGGCAGAACTCTGCCTAAATCTTTTGTGCCTTCTCCTATATTGCCAGTAAGAAGATTTTCAAAAGCTCTATAATAATCTAACCCAACAGAAGGACCTGCACCTGCAACAGCAGTAACAGCGTCAGCAATATTTGGTTCTTGTGGATATTTAGGGGCAAGAATACCATTTGTTATGTTAGGACCGCCAAGAGCAAGAGAAGTAGCCATAGAAGTATAAAACAAATCGCTGTAAAGTGGTGCTAACCCAGAGTAATCAAATGCTCTAGCAAATTGGTCTTGATAGCTAAGCTCTACATAATCAGGTGTTCTTACCTGCAATACCATATAGCCTAATCCAAGAGCCGCAGCAGTTCCAATAAACTGGCTCTTTATTTGACCATGAGCAAAAGCACCCATTGTTTTATTAACGGCAGCAAGACTATAACTATAGAATTGAAATGGTAGTCCAAGTAATCCGCTTTCTATTCTAGCATACCCTCTATACTTAGGGTCTTCTTTCATACCAAATTTTCTAGCAACATGCATAGGAATGTATGCAATACCATCTGTAATGATTGGTTTGTCAGCAGGAGTTCCCATTAAAATAGTATTTGCAACACCAGAGCCTAATGCGTTTCTAAATCTATTTTGAGCAAGCTCATCTGTCCATGTATCTGAGTTTGCTAAATATAAACCAGAGTCACCCTTTTGCCAGTTGCCTTGTTGCTTTGCAATTCTATTAGCAATAGGAGCATCAATCAGATATCTAGCTAAATACTCTTGCTCCATTTTAGTTGCTTTGCCTTCAGACAGTCGAACAGAATAATCTATCAAAGTATGACTACGCATCATAGCGTCAAAGTCTTTGAATATTCTTGTTAATGGAGCTAAGCCATTTAATAAATAAAATGCATTTTTAGATTTATCAAAGATATTAGAACGTAAGGGATTATTACCTAAATCATCTACTAATCTTAAATGAACACTACCAAACAATATTTCTAACGCTTCACCTGCTATTCTAGCCTCTTTACCACCAAGTTTAATTTGGTTGTTTTGCATAACACCAAATAAACCTCTCATGGTTTTACCAAGCCCATGCTCCATAATAATCTTTGCAGGTTCAGTAAGTGTCGCAATACCTGCAGAACCTAAGTACCCAAGCTGCGCTGCGGTTCTTAATACTTCGGCTGCTTTATAATCCCAAGAACTAGGGTCTCTGTGTATAACGCTTCCTGCAATTCTTTCATAAAGATGTCTTTGATCTCTAAGAACAGCATTTCTTTTTTTCTCTTTTACACCTGCATCTATTAAATCTAACTCTTGATCGTCTAATAACTCATCAATAGATCTGCCGCCAAATTGTTTAGAAAACTCATATCTAGACCCAGTTCTTGTGGTGTAAGCTCTCATTACTTGAATAGGATTAGTGTGTATAAACTCTAAAACTTCTGAGTTTGGTATATCAATCATTCTATGTTTTAAATGTTTTGATTTGCCCATACCAAAAAATGCTTGGTCAAAATCTAACGGATCACCATTATTAATAATCTTATCTGTAATATCTTTAACTCTAGCATTTACATCACTTGTTCTTGTAGAAAGCCTAAAAGTTTCAACACCATCTTTTGTCATTCTTTCTATTTCAGCAGGATTGTCTTTAAACCATCTGGCTAAAACAGTTTCAAATCTTTCTCTATTTTTCTTAATATAATCTCTGTCCCAATATCTTGGTCTAAATACAGTTTCGTTTCTTGGTTTTACTTTTGGCTCTTCACCTGCCTCATCAAGAATAGACTGATGCATTTCCATTGTTTGCTTTTGCCTAGCAATAGATCTATTTATTGCAGCTTTTGCATCTTTGGTTTTTGCAGTCTTAAGTTTTTTTTCTAAAAAATCTATTCTGTTCTGTCGTTTCTTAATATCAGTTTTATAAAAAGCATTGCTGCCAATCATGCCTTCTTCACGTAGTCTAACTTCCCAATCATCATAAAATTTATTAAGAGAGGACATTGCTCTTGACTCAAAAGCATCAGAAGCCTTTTCCCCTCTAATTATTTTAGCATCAACTCTTTCTATCCAAGACTCGAAGTCAGATCTTTTATGCAAATAATCTAAAGGCTTTATTGTTCCCTTTCCTGTTGACTCACCCCAAATCTGCACAAGATCATCATAAACTTGAACCATTTCACCATCTAGTAATTTAGAGTTCTGATGCACAGAAGGTCTTAATGATTTACCTGCCTTATTCGCAGCAAGTAATATTCCAGAATCGTTTGCTATCTCTAGAGTTGTTAGCTTTACGCTGTCAGGAATACTTTTGTCTTGCAGTATTCTTTTCATTGGCGTTGTTACAGCATTGTAAAGCCATGAATTAGTAAAGATACTATCAGCAATGCTTAAGTCTGTAGTTGCTGTAGAAGGGTCTCCAACAGTATCAAAGTCAGATAGCTTTTGGCTTTTGTCAAAACCCTCATCTACAACCGTAGGTTTGTATGTAGGGTCTATAGATTGTCTAAGATTATTTATTTCTACTTCTGCATCTCTAGTTGCTCTAGCCCTTCTAGTTACAGGTATAGAAATCAAACTTTGTAAAGCAGCACCAAATACAAAAGCACTACCAACATTTACAGCAACTTCTTCTTTAGTTGCTAAAGGATCAAAGGGATAACGAATTGCTTCTTGTCCTGCTACAATTGCACTAGTAGCAGTACCAGTTTTTAAGGCTTTGTATGCTACGCTTCCACCTTTAATAAAAGGTAATGGTAAATAATTAATAACATCAAAAAACTCTGCTCCAATTTGCATACCCATTGAAGCATTGCCATAAATATCTCTTCTAGCAATATTATCTCTTAAATCTTTTTCTAAATGTCTTAAATGCTCCATGCTAGTTGCTCTAGCAAGTTCTACAGAATACATTTTTAAATCATCAGAAACATTGTCAACTGCGCTAAAACCCTCTTCTACTTCAGGACGCCAACCAAATTTATTATATTCCCTAATTCTGTCTATAAGTGGGTCATACCTCATGCCAAGCATAGCGCCTACAGTTTTTAAAAACTCAGGGCTTTCTTGTTCTTCTACTGGTCTGTCAGGTAAATACTCTATAACAGGTTTTGTTGTTAAAGCATTTTTCATTTTGATAACTTATCCCAACCATAAAACTTAACAATAGGAAGTCGCCTTAACATACTATCTTCTGATATAAATGGTTTACCACCATCTTCTCTTGCTTGTCTTTCTGCTTCTCTTGCTTCAGCTTCTATAGATCTTAGTAATTGATTGTATTTATTTTTTGCAAATGTTTCAGTCATACTTGTGTCAAACAAAGGCCATGTTAATTCAGAAGAACCAAATTCATCAATTGGCCTATCATAAATTAATGGTCTTATTTCATTGTTTTCATCTCTAAAGTAAGCATAAAACTGAGGAACATCACCACCTTCAAACGGCACAAGAAATACTTCTTTTGTTTGTCCAGTAACTACTTTAGATTTTTTAGTAATTGTTTCACCACTTCTTGATTGGCGCTCAACATTTTCAAAATAGAATATATCTTGCGGCTCTCCTAATCTAAACTCTCTAGGCAACTGTTGATTTATTAACTTAATAAATTCAGCTTTTTCTTCTGGGTCTGGGAAAACAATATCTAATGCCATTTTAGATAAACTTTCACCACGTTTAAAAGGAGCATTAGGATCTATTACATGTTCAGATGGTTTATAATTACGTTCAACATAATCTTTTAATTCTTTAGTTATTTCTTCTGAATCTTTACCCATTCTTGCATACATTTCTGCAATAGGGGCTAACTCAGCAACTACATTTATATCACTAGTTATTTTATCTCTAACAAATTCATTTGGCTTACCTTCTGCAAAAACTCTTTTAAAATTTTCAGTCGCAGCAGGAGAATCTTCTTGTTGTTTTATTTCTGCAAGTATTTCATTTGCTGTTTTACTATCACCAAAAAACTTTTTTCGCACAACAACTTCTCTAAGAAGAGCTTCGTTTTTACCAAAAATATCTCCAAATCTATTGACAGGACCAACAGGGCTTTCGTCATTTAATAATTGAAATGCATGTTCAAGTAATACATCATGATCGACTTCTGGTGCAGTACCACTTAAAAAATTATTAAGACCAGATATTAAACTTTCTGGCATTGTAATTCTTGCTAGTGGATAAAATGCAGGTGTCAAAGATTTAGGATCAGCAGCAGAGGAAATGCCAAGATTATCTTGCATTACTTTATCCATATCTTCTCTATGTTCTTTTGTTTTGTTTGTATTTCCTGCTTTAAGAACTTCTTTTCTTAACTGTATTGCTTCATCTCTTTTTTTCTTTTCATCTTTGCGTTCTTGCTCAGCAGTGCGTATGTCAGTTTCTCTTTTTTCAAGAACCCTTATTATTTCTTTTTTACCTTCTGGGAAGTTACGAATAAGATCTGTAAGCTCTTCTGCTATTTCTTTATTGCTTTTACTTAAATTTGCTATTGCAGGATCATCATTTTTACCATCACTTTGAATAAGTAAACTCATTGCGTTAAGATCTTGAGAGCTTGCATTTTGAGTATTATTTATTAATCCCTCTGCACCTGCTAATTTAACCCCATTTATAATATTATCTTTTTCAGAATCGCTTAAAATATTGCTAGGTGTACGAATAATTTTAGCCCCAAACTTTTCTAATTCTTCTCTTGTTAATGAACTAGATCTTGCGGCTTGAGCAATATTATTGCCCTCATCTTGTAAAACTTTTTTTGCAATATAGTTATTTACATTTTCTCTAGCTGTATTTTTTACTTCGCTCAAAAAGTTTGTAACAGTATTTGTTTGATTAGAGTCATACAATCCAGATGCTTTAATTTTTCTTACTACTTCTTTTTGGAAAGATGTTAGGTTTTGAATACCATCATTATCAGGAGATATAATTGCTAGTCTTAAAGAATCAACTTCACCATCTCTTGCTGCTATAGCTAAATAGTTTCTAAGCTCTTCTGCTTTAATATCTGAAATAATACTTGGGTCAGGTTTAACCCCAGCTTTTAAATAAACATCAAAATCGTTAGTTAAGTTTTCTATTTTATTTATTGAGTTAGTTATTGATGAATTTAATGTTATTAAAGCATCAGCATTTAATTCTGGTTTGTCAAAATCATTGTAGGCAGAATTAAGACTATTATATGTACCTGCACTAAAAGCACCAATATTTGTCTCTACTCTTAATTTAAATTGATCGTAGTCAAGAGTCGCTTCATCTTTTAACTCTTCTAAATCATCTTTCTGTGCATCAATTATTCGTTGACGTTCAGCAAGTTCAGCAAGTTCAGCATCTCGATAATCAGCAGAAAGTCTTTCTGCATATGTCATTACATTTTCTAAATCTTCTCGGGGTAAGTCTTTTGTAAATTTTAAAACATCTTCTAAATCATCAAGGTATTCATTATTAAGATTTGTTGTTACTTTACCATCAGTTCTTATTGCCAACTCAAATTGAGTTCTCTGATAGTCATTCATCATAAACTTAGGATAAAGCCCTTCTATTTTACCAAATACATAGGCAACTCGTAGTTCAACACCATGCCTTTCACCAGTACCTTCTTTTAATAAAAATGCTGCTTCGCCATCTTTATTCTTAGCGACTCTTGCTTCTATAAATGCCTCTAGTTTTTTAGAGTCTTGATTTGTTTTACCAAATTCATAAGCTGTTTCTTTATCATCTTTATTAGATAAAAGTATATGCTCACCAAGTTTTGTTCTATGCCTACTAGCGTTTAGTTTCCCTAAAGATAACTCTGCTTTGGCAAGTTCTAGTGCGCCTTGCTGTTCTACATAGTTTGTGTAAATAGTTGGCTTGCCATTTTGCTCTGTGCTAAATGCCATATTCTTAAGGTATTCATTTAAAGCACCAGTAACCTTACCAACATTATCAGGATCGTCTTGATATTTTAATATTAACTCATTTGTTTTTCTTTGAATATCAATAGATACTTCATTCTGGTATCTATCAAGTATTACCCTTTGATATGCTTCACCTGCGGCCCTGCCTAAAAAGCCTTCACCATTTAATTGATTCAATGCTTCTGGCTTACCAGTAAGGGGATTAATATTAATAATAGATTTTGAATCAGTTTGAAATGCTAACTGCTCACCCTCTTTGACAGCTTGAACACCCATCTCTTTTACAGATGCTTGAACAATCTGATTAGCAGCCCTGCCAATACTGCTATACTTTTCTACGCCACCAGTATTTACAGATCTAACCCCAACAGGACCAACTGAGCCACTTGTCAATCTTTGTTTTATTACTGGCATTAGGCTACATCCTTATTACTTTTAAATAAATTGCTAACAGAAGGTGGCATATTAAGAGCTATGTCAGCTATATTACTTAAGAAGTTTGCATTAGATGTTGACCTCATACCTGCTGCTGCATTTTGGCCATATGTGTAAGATGTTGCCGCTTGTGCTGCATACTTAGCTTCTAAAAGCCTTGCTTGCCTGTCTATGTTCTCTATATCTTCTTGTGCAATTTTTCTATTTTTTCTTAAATACGCCTCTACAGATCTATCTGAAGATGCAATTTTTGCGCTAAAAAAAGCAGTGTTCTGTTTTTCAGCTTCTAGTGCTTCATTCATTCTTCTATTACTTGCGTCTATAGCCTGAGCTTTTGCTAAGAATAGCTCAGAAACATACTGACGAGCCTCAAGCTGACCAATTTTTTTTCTTTCTTCCGCAGCTTTTTTTTCTGCCGACCTTTGGTCAAAAGTACTCTTAACACCTAAAAATGTTGCAAATGCAGTAAGAGGATTAATACCCATTAGAAAGACACCTCCGCGACTAAACCATTAACTTGAATAAACATAGGCGCAGTTTGCGTTACCGTAACTTGCGGATCTTTATTATATCCTAGTAAGTAGAACTCCCTTTTGCCTGTAACTGCTTGTCTTGGTTGGCTAAAGTCATTGTTTACTTTTCTGATTATTAACTTTTTGTTATTTACCGAAACAGAGAGAGTTTCTGATAAATCAAGTATTACTCTAGATAAACTTCTAGGCTGTCCTGTTTCTGGGCCAATAGCAGTATTAACATCTATAGGATTAGTTTTTAACTCTACATCAAAACCAAAACCTACCTGACAGCTTGTAAGAGAAGCGTCTACAGAGGAAACATCAACTTGACCACCAGACACCGTAAACTTTCCTAAGTAGTCTGTAGCACTTATTACATCGACTTCTGCACCATTCTCAAAAAAGTTTGATACAGTAAATACTCCTGCTGTTCCTGAGTATGTGTTGCCAAGATCTAAGCTTACGTTTTGATTTAATTCAGTGAATACAAAACTATTTGTACCAGATCCAAGATCTGTTTTAATGACAGCAAAAACCCTGTTATCAATAGCAGTAACAGAGTGAAATGATCCGTTAGTTTCAAATCTTGTCCACCCTGCAACTCCTTCAATCCTGTTTAAATTATAAACAGCAATCTCACCAGTATAGTTCTGAGCAAAAACAAATGACTCAGCAGTATTTACCGCACCACTAATCACACACATTTGAACAGGATCGCTTATTAAATGAGAAGAAAGCAATGAAATAGGATCGGCTTTATAAGCATTTTCACTATCATCATAAACAAATTGACGTATCATCTTACCGCCAACCTGACCAAAAATAGTAGCGCCATAAAAAGGTTGAGGTCTTACGAATGTAGAGCCAAAAGATGTTTGCCTTTTTACTCTAGCATTTGTTGGGGTAATAGGTTCGTTCTCAAATGTAGGAATATAAAATTCAGAACCTGCGGTAAAAATATGTATATCCCTATTAGAAACAAAATGACGTATGGTTGCTACTTCACCAATACTCATAATTAATTCAAGACTATCATCGTCCGAAGCATCGCCTATATCAAAGTTATAATATAAACCAGACTTGCTTGCCCAGACAGTATCAGGCTGAGAAAGAGTTCCACCAAACCAAAGTCTATTTTCATGAAACCCAACAGCAGCAGGATATCCACGCAATGAAGAATATGATTGTTCGAAAAAATCTTCAGTTGGTGCATTAGTAACAATTTGCAAAACACCACCACCATCTTCTGAAGTATTTGCAGAAGAACCTGCGGTTATAGTATATCTATTTTCATCAAGAACTTTAACTATAGTTTTATTGCCATTTATTTGATTGGCGCTAATACCACCAACATCACTTGCATTTCTTACTACAATAGCATCATTTACTAACATATTATGGTTAATATGGGTTATTTCTAATGTAGAAGAACCACTAGTTGTTCTAATTGCACTAGGATCAAGCTCAACAAACAATTCATCTACAATAGTACCATGAGCCTGAGTAGATGAATTAACAGAAGTAATATATATTTCTGCCTCATGGTATAATAAACTTACACCAACATGTTTAGAATCGGGATAACTACTACCAACTAGCGATCCTGTTGTGTCAAAATATGGGGCGCTTGTTGTAAGTGTAACACCAGTTCCAGTTGTAGTTAATGGATCTAAAGTAACGCCAGATGGTGCAAATTTATAATATGGTTGGTGAATCTTTCCACCACCTGCCCTAACCTGAAATGTAAAAGGCTCTACCTGAAAACTATTTAATCCTGTTCTTACTATTTGTTGACACATAAAAGTATTGTGGCAAAGAAATAAAATATCGCCACCTTGAGCATATGTCATTTCGTGTAAGTAAGCCTGATCCCATTGCAAAGATGCACCATCTACATCTTGAGTAAGCGTAGTAGCTAAACTTAATGCACCAGTTGTAGGGTTAATAAAAAATATTTCACATTTTTGATGTGAAAATGCTATAACGTATCTTTCATCATCTGAAAAAATAAACGGTATTAACCTTATCTGCTGCCTTATAGTTGTATCTTCTGTTACACCAGTAAAATCATGCAGTGCTTGAAACCCACCTCTTTTAGCCACACCGCCTTCTGTTCTTATAAAAAAGTTTTTTACACTTTGAGCAGAAGAATTATAAATAGGAGAATCCGTCCTTGAAACCAAAGACGGACTAATTTCACCATACTGAAAATTTGTAATTGGTATTCTTGCTTTTTGCATTTAGCTTCGCCTATTCGTAATAAACCTCGATGTTGTTATTTTTCTTGTTGTTTGTTGTTGTGAGTCAATAGATCTAGCTTTGGCAAGAAGTCTTACATACTGCTGATCCATTAATAAAGCTAAGCTTTGATCTCTAATTAACGCAGTAGCAAATACAGTTGCCATTGCATATTCTACGCAAACAGAAAAATATGAAGGCCAGTAAACTTCTTCAACCCTATATGTATAATCAGCTATCAGTTCATCTGAAACATCAGCATCACAAAAAACTTTACTCCCATAAACATTATATTCAATTTGATAGTCTCTTACAGTAACCGCATGTAAGAATATATGTTCTGGCAATTGATAGGCAGCATTAAAACGACCAGTAGGAGCGTCACTTAATCTGTTAAGTATTGCTTGATTAGTAGCAAATCTCCACCGTGTAGATGTAAGATTAGTTCTTGCAATATCTTCATACATATTACCTGCAATTAAAGCTTCTGTTGTATCATCATTAAAAGAAGTAATAGGCTCTGCACCAACTAAAATAAGTGCTCGGCTACATATATCAATTGCGCTATTTGCAGGTGTGCTAGTCATTGTAAACCTCTATGTAAAGAGAGGGGGCTTTCGCCCCCACCCTATTAGTCAGTGTCAGTTACACTAATTGCTGTACCATCCGATATATCGACTACAGAACCAGTGTTTGACAATACTACTGCCACACTCATAGTAGGCGCGTCACTGTCTAGTACAAAAATAGCATCGCCAACATTTAACATGCTAGCAGCGTCATTAAAGTAACCAGAAACGCGAACTACTGTCATGGCATCAGTTGAGTCATAAAACCAAAGGCTATGACCACCACCACCTGCCATACGAGAAAGACCTGATGCAGAATAAGCCATTTTAAATCCTCCTCTTAGTTATTGTCTAGGACTTCGTAGATACCGTTATCATCGATAGCTACTGCGCCCATTGACATCATTGATGTTGCTAAGTGAGATACTTTTTCAGCAACATAGTTTACTTCAGTTTGAACATCAGAGTTCACACCAATACCTACAGCAGTTGTATGGTAAGCAAAGTTTTTACCACCTGCTACAGCAGACGTTGAAAAGATCTTGAAGCCCAAGAACTCTTTCATTGTCATACCACCTGCGAATGGTAGGTTTTGCGGGCCAACAAAGTCTGATGATGCAAACTCATTAATTGCAAACAAATCAGCGTATCCTGCAGGAGACATCGCAAGATAGCGTTGCCCATCTTCTGGAACATCTGCCGTACCCATTGTTTCAAACAATGATAAAAGATCTGCTTTTTCAACAGCAGAGCTAGTGTCATGTATTTGAGTAGAGTTAGCACCTGCATCCATAGCAGCGATGATAAGCTCATCTGTTTTTCTACCAAGAGCAGCAGCAGCAGATTGCGCTACAGCTTGACGCTCGTTGATATTTGTTTTCAACTCATCAAGCTTATCGATGTATTCAGCAGCATAGAAGTCGCTCATTGATACTTCGACGTTGGTGTGTACTAGCTCCATAGGAGTTACATTACCATTGCGTGATTTTGTTGAGGCTGATCCAGTGCCTATTTTCTGGAATCGTGCAGTTGACCCTGACACATTTGTAGAGCGAATAGTATTCCGTAGCTTGGAACCCATACGCTGATACGCCATGTGAACTTCAGTTTCAAACTGCTTTATAAAGGCTTGGTCTATAGTATTAGCCATTTTTACAGTCCTTAATTGAGTTTCCGATTGCTACGAGTGTCCACGTTTACACGTCAATTCGGGTATCCATAAGGGCCGATCAATGCACTATGGGTCGTAATATTTCATTATTAACATCAAAATTTTCAGAATTGCAACGCACAAATTCAACAAATCTATTATCATTGCTCATTTCGACAGGCTCAAAGCCAAGCCAACATGCCCAATTTAGCATATGTTCATTCTTAGAAAGAATAGTCATAGTGATTATTGGATGCAATTTATCAAACATATTTAACAAAGACTTAGACATCTTTGCTGTTAATACAATGTTATGCTCTAAACTATTTGCAAATATAGTAAACATTTGTGGAGTATCTTCAAAAAAAGAAAGACCACCTACAAAAACTATATTACCATATTTATTCCTACAAATGTAAGATTCTGTTGAATTGAATATCTCAAATAGCGCCTGTTCTACAGAATCATAACCAAAGTCTTTTACCTCTACTTTGTTAGCAGGGTGCATAATACTTTCAAATTCTTTAACATGATAATGTTTCATTGGGGTAAGATATGCCTTACCCCTTTGAATTATCTTCTTTTCATCTGTTATAGAGTTTTTGGAAACCATCATTGACTTCCTGTATAAAGTCATTGTTTCTCCTTGCAGGATGCCAGTACCTCTCGTCTTGCATCATCTCTCTCAAACCTGCTTCTGTAATTTTACCAGATGGTGTTCCGTCACTACCTAATGATGGAGACTGTAGTTTTTCCATAATAAACTCAAGAGTCTCTAAACCTTCGGCTGTTTCGGTAAGCCTTTCTATAGAGTCCATATAATCTTCTGGAAAAAATTGTTTAGAAAATAAAGCCGCAGCCTCTATCCTAGCATTAGCATTATCACCAAGTTTTTCTATCTCAGCATCAGTATCTATCATTTCTGCCTGAGTTGCTTGCATTACTTTTTCAATGCCTTCTTCAAACTCAGATTGACTAAAGCCATAAGTATATGCGTGATCTGCCCACCACTTTAACACATCACTATCTATAGCACTTTCCTCATCTATATAGTCAGGAAGTTGATAGTCACCTGCGCTATCTGGCCTATCTTTAAAACTCTCAGCTTCAATCTCTTTTAGGACTTCAGCACGAATATCTTCGTCCTTAGTGCCTAGCTTAGACTCAAGCTCTTTATATGCTTTAGCTAAGTCCTCACCAGACTTGTATTTCTCAGGCAACCATTCTGGTCGATCTTCTGTCTTAGCCTCTAAATCTTCTGCTACTACAAAGTCTCTTTCCTCTTGTGGAGGTATTGTTGCTTCTGCTTCTTGAACTTCTTCATTCATTATTCTTTACCTTATGTGATCTCTGAATATGACGCTCTATTAAGCCAACAAGATACCGTTGACCTTCTAAATGACGCAACTCATCAGTAGAAATATTAGGACCACTAACCATTTCTATAGTTATACTACGCAAGTATTTAAGAATTTCTTGACCAGTAGGCTGAGAAAATACAGAGCCAAAGTTAAGGCTTATCTTATCTTCTTCTGCTTTCTTTCTTGCTATTCCGTCTAAACCAATATGACTATTCTGCGGCAATAGGTGGTCCTGCTATTTGTTCCTGTTGTTGCATTTGTTGCATTTGCTGCATCATTGCAACTATCTCTCTACGCTCTTCTCTATCACGAATCAACCCATCAGGTACACCAAACTTCTTAGCTAAATGAATAGCAGTCTCTTCAGAGTTAATAAGTACATTAGTTGTATCAGGGCCAAAGTAAGCATTAACAAGCTCTAAGAATCTAGATACAGCAGTAATATCTTGGTTTGATTGTGCCTGTGCTAATGGTGAAGAAGATCTTATCTTTACTTCTCTTCCATTAACTGTAGGTAATTCAATACGTCCTTGTTTCTTAAGAATGTAGATTACTCTCTGTAATACTGGCTGCACTAACTCAGCTTGCAGTCTACCAAAGGCCGATCCTATCCTGCGTGACAAATCTGCCATACGCTCTGCAACTTCTGTAGCAGATGCAGGAGTTCTATCTGGATTTCCTAGCATATCATTGTATAATGCGCGTTTTATATTCAAGCGCATATCGCTAAGAACTATATCAGCAACATCAAATCTTCCTGCTGCTTGTATTGGCTGTAGACCGCCAGATTGCGGTGACTTAGGTATTATCGTGCCAGGGACTAAATTGATAGTATCTGGGTTAATGATTCCATCATCATCCATTTGGTAAATGCCAGAGATAGCCATTTGTGCATTTTCCAAAATTAGCTGAATAGTTAAGTTAGTAGTCTTGATAGCAGATAAGGCATTAATTAATGGGCCTCTGCCGTATACCTCACCTGCACATTTAGACCATCTAAAACAAACATATGGGTTAGAGCCTACACCCTTAAACTGCTGTTCTTTAATATAAGTCTTTGTTGACATATCTATTACATAAAGAAAATATGCTTCTTCATTTTTTTTGCTATAATCCTTACAAAGTATTTCTAGTAAAGTACATTTACCTTCTGGGTCTCGCTGCGCTCTTTGCTGTACCTTTGGGTCAAGCTTTGCATCAGGGTAAAGTATTGTTATCTCAGAGTTTCGTATACCTTTACGCTCTCTGAACACATGGTCTATCTTATCATCAGGCCCAGTATCTAAAACTACATGTGGTAATGGTATTGCAGAGAAGGTAACAGGATTAATTGCATCACCTTCATCTACGCATAGAACACCAGTACCAACAGCTAAATCCATAAATGCTTCATGAACTTCCTGAGAAAAATTAGAGTTTTGTAATACCTCAAATACATACTCAGTTATTTCATCAAGGTCATTATCTACAAAGTCTCTTTCGCTTTTGGGTATTTCTGATCCTGCAATCAGATCTGCCCAACGTGCAAAGTTAGGAACTAATCCCGATTGGAGCCTCGAAGCAAACTCTTGAACGCCAACCACTGCTGTCTCATCAAAGATCTTATCATCTCTGCGCTGACCTGCAGTTTCGTAATAGAAAGACTCACGCTGCGGTAAAGCGTACTCATAACATTCCTCAAAGAGGTCAACAAAGTTTTGCCTATGTGCTTTAGCTTTTTCATATCGTTCTAACTTCTGTTTTGGATCATGCATTATAAAAACCTACTATAGTATCCGATTCCACCAGTAGAACCAGTAATTAAAGATCTACGACCTGCACCGCTTCTGCGACCACTACCTGCCTGTCTTGTTTGCACATTTAGCTCACGCTCAGTACCAGATAAAACTCTTCTTCCTGCACCAAGATCTTGTGACCTTTCAAGCCTACGCCTTAATAAAGATTGTTTCTTTCTAGCCCTTTTTATTCTTTGCCTTCTTAGCTCTTCTTGAGCTAATCGCTCTTGTTCGGACATAGCTTCTTCTGGGTCTTTTTCATAAATAGATGCAGGAGTTACAGAAGTTTCTCCTATAGGGCTTCCCTCTGCAGTTGTTACATCAGCCTCAGATTCTATTAAAGGTTTTGCCTCTTCTTCTGCTTCTGCTGCCGCATCTGCTGCTGCATCTGCTTCAGCCTGTTCTCTAGCTCTTCTTTCCCTTTCTTCTCGTTCTCTTCTTTGCCTTTCCTTTTTTTTCCTTTTTTTCTTTCTTTCTACAGAAGCTTTACGAGCAGGGTTGTCATCAAACTTTTCTTTACCTGTTCTTTTATCTGACTCTGGGCCTGCTGAAGTTGTAAGTTCTGGAAAATAACCAGAGGATTTAGCAGTAGTTGTGCCAGTGCTTTTTTTCTTAACTGTTTTTGTTGTATTTTTCTTAGGCGAACACATTGTAAAACTCCTTGTTACCTATTGGTAAACACAAATCAAAACAAATTTCAACGCACAAGTGACCAAACGCTAGGTTTGTGTGCCGCACTTTTAGGCTTTCTTTTAAAAACATCATAGTCTTTTTTAGCTTGTACTACCTGTGCAGGTTTCTGATTTGACATCAAAGCACGTCCTTCCCCTGCACCTAATAGCAAATATTGTAGAGCATCGTGTATGTGAGAGTACATATTTTTATCAGGTTTATCTGCATATCTCTCGCCACTTACCTCCATACGTTTATAGGAATAACCACCCTCAAAGCCTTTGATAAGTTGTTGGCATCTTCTATCTATTAAAAACGCAGGTTTACCCTCAACCATCTTATTAAGTTGCTGCGCCACTGACTCCAAGCGAAGATCCACAGAATTGCTTGGGGCGGGAAATGCACGTAGGCCAGCACCTCTAAGTATGTGAAAAGGGGTAGATTCGTCCGTTTGCGCCCGAAAATCCCCTGCAGGATCACCATATATATAGACATCGGAAGTCTCAGAAAAACGAGTAGCGATTTCATTTCTTAACACCTCTGCGAATCTAACAATGCCCATATCAAAAGCAACGACCTCTGATTGGATTAACCACCTGTTCCTAACCTTCTGACCTATAACAGCCGCAGGTGTCAAACCAAAATCAATACCAATGTACAAAGGCAACCCTGCCGCTACTGGTATTTCTTCTCTAGCAATATGTGTTTCGCTTGCAAACATAGGATATACTGGCTTTCCGTCTTGTATCGTGCCCAGTTTATTCATAACATAGACATCAATCCAAGACTTTGTTTTACCTTGAATAAGATTAGGATAATACCCTCTCATCATATTCTTTTTGTTTTCTGCCTGATCGCTAGGCAAATAATCTTCTACCTCACCATCTTCGTTGTATATTTCTTTCATACCAGATGGTTGAGTAAAGAACTGCCAATTGTCAGGTTTTACCAACATCTTAGCCTGTTCTCTTGGTATATGATCTGGCACTGGTACTTCACCAGACATAATAGGCCACCAATGATCTTCTTCTGGTGCGTTTGTATCTGCAATAACACCTGTCCAACTTGGGCCACCATCACGCATAGAGGGGTATCTGCCTACCCTCATAGTACACGCATCAATAATACTTTTAGGAATCTCCCTTGCCTCGTTAATCCAGATGCCTGTCAATTCGAGGGACAATAGTTTTTTAACATCTTCTGGACGGTCAAGAGCAAGGAAGATTACCTCAAGGTCTATGTCACCCTTTCTAATATGATGTGTATAAGGCACAGACCAAGTAAACTTACCCCATTCATTCTCAGGAAACCAATCAAGCCAAGTCTTAATAGTAGTCGTTCTAAGTTGTGGGTTTGTATTTCTTATAATCGCCCACCTGCTTTTCCTTACACCATCAGGAGCTTTTTCCTGAGACAAGGCTCTTCTAAATACTTCAACACAACATCCAACAGACTTACCAGATCCTACTGGACCTCTTATGCCACGAAAGAAAGTGTTGTCTTTCATAAACTGCTTTAAGACTTCACCATCAGGTTTGTACTTAAAATCTATCAACGCAATCCCTTATCTACGCCAAACTTAATCATTCTCTCTACAACTTCTGGGCCAATACTTTCTATCAACTTATCGCATTGCTCATCGGTTGCTAATCCTTTTGCATCGACATGTGCCAGATGCACTTTACGAACTATGCCTCTAAGCAAAGCCAGATCTTGTTGAGATATAGTAGTTATAAAACTCATTTAAATATCGTAAAACTTTCTATTGGTATTTCTGCTACAGCTTCAATATCCGCAGGATCTCCCCTATCTGTTCTGCCGCCTATTGTTATTTTATACATCTCAGTCAGGGATGCCCACCCAATGCAGTCTTTCCAACCAACTAAGAATATACACGGTAAGCCAGTGGCAAGACGCATAGAAAAGGCAGCTTGCACTTTGTTAGCTGATACAAAGCATGTAGGGTAAGTACCTCTTGTATGTGTTCTAGTTCTGATTTCTACAAAAGCTTTTACGTCCTTTCCCTTTATTATCAGGTAATCAAACTGATTGTACTTATCTTGCTTACGCATTGCACAGTTCCATTTACGTGCTGCGTATCTAGCAATGTTCTCTTCTCTACTTAGGTCAGCCTCAGTCTCATATGTAGGTCTAACCATTATTTTTTCTTAGGCTTCCTTTTGGGCTTGGGTTTCTCATACGCTTCGTTTATATCACTCGTGGAGGGGTCGTCGCCTTTGAGTCTGCCATTGGAGCTTCTGGCTCTCACTGGGTCAGGCCCTTCCACGAGTCTGCGTGACTCAGGAGTTCTCGTCTTACCAGTATAAAATGTTCCTGCTAGAACGTGAGTCTCGCCTTCATACAATTCACCACTTGTCAAATATAAAGCCATTACTTGTAACTTCCTGACATTAAGCTTTTCTTTTTCTTCATTGGCTTCTTAGTTTCTTCCTGCGCTTTCTTAGCCGCAGCTATTCCCTTCTTTGTATATGGGAACTTCTTTCCATTAACATTAGGCATTTCTATATCTCCTTACCTTGTTAGCAATCTTCTTCGGTTGAGCCACAAACTGTTTACCCTTTGCCTTACCCTCTCGTTTGGCTCTGGTTGTAGAGCGATACTCAGAATCACTAAGAGCAGCGATAGCTTTAGAAGGAAGGTAACGTTCACCAGTTTCACTAGACTTCTTGCCAGATTTGGTTCTCCATTTCTGCTTACCCCAGTTTAATAATGAACGTTGTGGCGCTCTCATTACAAGTCTTTCATCTTTTCTATAAGACTCTTGCCCTTTTTAAAGGTAGTCATCATGCCGCCACCACCACTTATTCTTCTACCACGTGCTGACAAATCTTTAAGTTTAGTTTTTTTACCTTCAGTAGGCTTTGTTTTGTCTTTTAAATCTTCTGTTATTTTGTTTATGGTCTTATCAAGATTTTTTAAACGAATCCCTAAAGACTTTAATTTTTTACCTCTAGATTTTGCTTCTGCTCTTGTTTGTTTAGACTCCCCTGCTGCAAGTACATCTTGAGCAGCATCGAAACCTTGCTCTTCTAAGTTATCTATTTGTTTCTTAATATCATTCCTTAATTCTTTTTTATCTTTTAAAATACTAAACAATGAACGTTTCATGTTTTATATCCCCCACCTCTGGCCTTATATGTCTTAGCAAGTAACTGTGCCTTTCGAGCAGACCATTGTCCTGCCGCAGTGCCATGAGTAGCTCTTGCCTTGATAGACTGAAACAAACTCTTTCTTAACTTAGGCTTGGTATAGTTTCCTGCCTTGTTTACTGTACTCATGGAAACATTCCTTCATCTGGGTCAGGCATATCATTTACCCTATTACTCAAGAAATGCCACCGTTTCAAGAGTTTCTCTTTCTGAGGTGTCATCGTACTCGGACCCTTAACCTCAGTATTCCCAGTAGCAAAGTCGTACATCTTCCTAAAAAATCCCTTGGGCTGTGGCTCAGGATCTAACTTCTTCTCAATCTCTTCTATCTCTTTGATGTACTTATCTCTAAGCTTTAACTGCACACCACGATTAACTAAACTCTGTCGCTTCTTCTTCATGACTTCTTATGCCTCGCTGCAAATGATCTAGCTGCCTCAACACTTCCAAAGCCCCACTTTTTCAGCGCCAATGCCTTTCTTGTGGGCCTACCCTTTTCATCTTTCATCGGACCCTTCATACCTGCAAATCTAGCAGCAAAAGAAACACGTCTTGGATTCGTACCTTTGGGAACAGGCTTCTTGAGGTTAGCGCCCTCCTTCCGCTTGAAATACTTTCGACCTGCTTCAGTCAAACCTCCCGATGGACTCTTGTGTATCTTTCTCATTTACATCGGACCTTTCTAGATAAAAATATTTTTCAGAGTTGTTATAAACCTTTTTGAAGAAAAATGCTAGTGAGGGACTACTAGCCACTATAACTTAGCAACTTTTGACCCACCCCCTACTATGACAAGTCAATGCTTACCTTAATATCTCCTGCAACTTGTACCTGAGAACGATCTATCGGTTTATATCCTGCACGATCAAGTAAATCCTTCGCAGCCTCAAGCTGTACATATTCGCTCTTAGCTCCTGTCACTAGCCTTCGTAACTGTCCTGCGGCTACCGTAGCACTAAGTCCAAATTCCTCTCCCATCCTCTGCATCATATACTGCTGCACATGTGGGAGCTTTAACGCCTTGGACGCAGTGACTCTTCCGCTCTCACCACTTGCGTACCCAGCTTGCGTGGCTGCTTCCGTGATACTACACCCATTTGCTACGATGGTGTCTACCAAAGCAGTCTGTTTCTCAGTCAGTTTCCTATCAGTAACTTGACTCATTCAACATCCTTTCTACGTCCATACGCTTAAATCAATTTAGCCGTATCGCTTCAAGCTGAACAGCTAACTGATCGCTTCAAGCACTCAACAATCATATAAGGGAACTATCCATTGCTACCACTGCTAGCCCCCCTCTCCCTCTCTCCCCCCATTGATGCCAGTTTTGTTGAGAGCTTGTCAATATGTGACGTAGCGTAATTATGAAAGTGACGTAGCGTCCAATGGGTTGACATGTTTGGGCGTCCGAGCGGGCTGTCGTAAATCGAGCCTGTAGTCTCGACCCTTCGGGCTTCCATCCCTGACGCAAAAGAGCAGATAAGA